CAGTTCCTGTTGGCGATAAGCGACGTGTCGAGCGTTATCGATGGAGAGGCTGTCGTCATGTAAAATGTTCCGGCAAAATTGAATTCGGAAAAAATTTGCGAAAACGTCAGAGCAAACGCGAAAGCGTAGTAATCCTCTGTGTCGGTGTTACAAGAAATTAACGGGACGCTGGTCGAGCGATTCCAGATTCCAAAATCGTAATCGTAAAGATAAAAATTACCAAAATATGAGTTTACGTTTTGAGAGAAAAAACTAACGTTTGGGAATTCTCCGGTTCCCTCAAAACTGCCGTCGGACCGAACAATGCTTTTGTCTGTCCCTGTTCCAGTGAGGGTTTGAATTTTCGTGGCTGGGTCATACGTAAAATCCGAAGTCCCAGCGAAAGCTGATCCAGACTTGTATTGAACGCTATTATTTACCCCGCCGGGCAGATTAACGGTATCAGTGTTTACAAGATCGAGATTGCCCGTGAGCGGATTGAACTGAAAAGGCATGAGGTATTAACTCCTGACGACGCTTACAAGTTGTGCCTTCGTGGCATCAACGTATAGCACGGTCACCGTTGCGACCGTCGTTCCGTTGAGCTTGTAAGTGTATACCTCAGTGGTGGCGTTTGGATAGCTCGCAAAAATTGAATCAAACTTTTCCGACACGAGTTGGGACAGGCTTTTGACGTGCAAGGCTCTTCGGCCAGTGCCGTCGTCTGAATTTCCGATGGGATTTGCTCTGTCCATTTTCAAGACGGACGTTACGGTCTCTTCAGCCATACCTTACTCCTTGGATGTTTTTATTTAGCCGCTTGCAGTTAGCGCAAAGTTTTGTTTCGACGCCTCTTTCCTGATGCCAATGAAGGGTGTACAGTTTGCCGCACGAAAGACACAGAAACGTTCTGTGTTCGGCGCAGACTCCAGACTTGTGCGCCGTGTATCTTTCGCACTGAGCAACCATACAACGCGCTGAATCTCGCGGAGGTTTTTTGGGTGACACCTTGAGAGTATGCGGCACCACCGCCATAACTTCAACCTCCCTTAAACTTGTCTAGTTCTCTGACGACATCTTCAACACGCCGCGCTACGAATCCGATCCCACCAGCCTCACGCCACTTTTCGAGAAATTCTTTCTGATGTGGTGAGACTCTGCCTGTTGGGGTTTTAACCTCAATCGCCAGTGGGTGGCCTCGCCATATACCAAGAACATCAGCAACGCCGCGCATGCGATAAGGGTTGCGATTGATTCGGTACACCTTACGTTTTGGATCAAAGATTCCAACGCTGTCATGTACAAATACAAAAGCACCGATGCTGCGCAGATAACTACAAATCCCATTTTGAATAGCCCTTTCCGGGGTCATGCTGGCCCGATCGGTCCGCCGTCAATCGGCTCTTCAGGGACAGGATTATTCAGCGCATCGATTTGCGCCTGAAGATCTGCCACTTCTGCCGTCAGTGATTCAACCTCCGCGACGAGCACGAGCTTCTCGGCATTTGCGGATTCAACTTCTGCAACGAGCGCGAGCTTCTCGGCATTTACGGATTCCAGCGCTGCTTCCTTGTTCGCGATCGTAACGTGTGCGCCAACGAGCAAGGTATCCATGATCGTTAAGTCAGCCGCTGCGAGCGCATAGTACGGAGAGCGAAGATCGATGCGCTTCATGCGTTCTTTGATTGCCAAGTAATTTTCGTTTTCCGTTAGTTCCATTCGATCCTCACTTGGTTCTGCATCGGCAGGGTTGAAAGAAACAAGCTAGGCATGGGGTATTCGTCGTTTCTGATGATTTGCTCATCTGCTTCCTCTGTGAATCCTTTCATGATTTCAAGTTCGCTCTTCGCGCTTCGCAAGCGATTTTCAAGCTCCTCAATATGGGAAGACATAGCGGCGACTCTGGCCTCTAGAAAATCGTAATGATCCAACGAAACTTCTGTCCATCTATTTCTCATCATCATTGCAACACCAACGCATCTCTAGCAAGTTTTGCTGATCGGGTTGGAACTAACACACCAGTCCCGTTCATTACCTCGTCAAAGGTTCCGGGCTGAATCGTTGTTTCCTCAGCGATCTGTTCCAGCACTGCTCTTAGGCGAGCGATCTCGTTCTTCGATGACGCAACACACTCTTCTAGCAATTCAAAAACGGCCAAGGAATCCCCTGCCGATTCGCGTTCTGCTTTTTCATTCATACTTTCCTCCGTTGATTACAGTTGCTCCGGTCATGTCGATGAATGCGTTCACGCGCTCCACTGATCCGCCGTTACAGCTTCTTTGTGTAGTCGTAACTTCCGTTCGAACCAAATGCAAGAAGTCGCCGTTCTCTCCGGTGAGTCTGCGAACGAGCAGCTTTCGGTCATGAATGAGATACAGCCAACCAAACACGGGAACACCGAGCATCTTCGCAAGTTCTCGCGCCTGAGTGAGCTTCTCCATAGTGATGAGCCATTCGTTATTGAAAGAATACTTCAACGTCTCGTGGCTCATCTCGCGGCATTTTATTTCTACGACACCGCAAATCATTTTCGTATCGCGCCGCACCAGCAGTGCGTCTACAGCTACTGGTCTCCTGTAGTCTGTCAGGGACACCCCAAACGATTCGCCGTGACACGCTTCGAACAATTCCACGGCGCGTTCAGAGTGTCCCTGATAGACCTGTCCCCGTTCCGTCAGGATATCCATCAGAACGGAATGTCCGACTCGTCGAATGACGGTGTCTGAACGTTACCGGGGAGTGCAACTTCCTGTTGCGCTGTCTGTCCGCGATCCAAAACGACTACCGTGTCAGCGACCATTTCCAAAAATCCGGTCGGCTTTTGCTCCTTGTTCAGAAAACCGCGAACGTCTGGATCGCCGCTCAACGCCACCCAAGCGTGCAGCCCAAGAGTAGTGGACAGCTCTTCGGCCAACTTGCCGAACACCGTCACCCCTACCTTCTTCGGCCACTGCCGCCGCTTGAGCGGGACCTCTACTTGAAACTTCAGATACGCGGTCCCCTTCGGGCTCGTCTTGTATTCGGGTAGTTTCGTTACACTTCCGACTGCTTGCATCGTCAACATCGCTTATCCTCCCACTTTCTGAATGTAATCTTGCAGCGCGTAGTACACATCGCGACCCGGACCGCGCAAAGTAACCGGAGACCGATTTATTGCCTTCAACTGTTCATTGATTTCGGTGAAGTATTCCCTCGCCTGTGATCCCGAGAGATCTTGAATTTGCTTCCCGGCGAACGGACCGTTCTTCAAAATCAAATCGAACGGAGCGCCAACGACCCCTGTGCTAGTCTTCGTCAGAGCCTTGTCGATCGTCTCGGCAATGATTTGCTGAGTTTCTGGAGATGCGGTCTTCACCATTTGTAACGCCGCAATCGGAGCCGACGCTTGTTTCGTCGGCGCAGCCTTTGGCTGAATCGGAGAATCGACGATGCGACCTTCCTCATCCAGCTCCTCCGCGAACTGTGTGCCGTAGCCAACTAGCGCAAGCGCACGACCGATTGCAGCCGTTTCAGCTTTCTCCATGTAATCGGCAAAGTGTGTTTTGTCTTCCCGCTTGTGAGCGGTCGCAATCACCCTGCCGCTCGGATCTTTCACGGTTGCTTTCACAATCGCGTGCGTTTCCGTCAATTGAACCATCTCCGTCTCAAGCGACCATTCAGACCGGTCCTCACGGAACCAAACAAGGCGATGCGCTACCTGAAGGTAGTCTTTGCCTTTGAGGTTGATCAATGGAAGTTCAGTGCCTTTCGGCGTTCTTACTGATTTCATTTGCGTTCTCCAATAGGTTCGTCTTCATGACAGGTTGTTCACAGCGTTTCTTGCGCTGCTTTGTCTCCCACAAGTGTTCTTCGTAGCCGAGTCCATCACAAACGAAACAGCTCAATGAGTACACTCGGGCAATTCCGGTGCGCTCACAAGCAGGACAAGGAAGGACTACGGAAGTCAAAGACATTCATGGTTCTCCAATGACAATGTTCATCGCTCGAATCCACTGAGAAGAAAAGTTTTTTTTCGAGTTCAGAAGTTTTTTTGCGCCTGACAAAGTCGGGTCACGGAGAACGGAGCTTCGCCTAAAGAGGTTTTAGAAAACTATTCAGAGTGTAGCCACTATATAGCGCTTCCGCCTACTCTGCACTGTGGCGTGCAGCTTCAGCGTGAAGTCATGCGCGTGGGCCTAGACAGTCCTCGGCTACGAAAACTTTAGCGGGTGGCTCTTGCCTGAACAGTCAGGTGCTCTCCACTCCGGTGTCCCCCCACGAAAGCGTCTAACTCAGTCGGTATAACGGAGCCACGTCGCTTGCGCCTCACTCTTGCGTTCATCTTGCGTCATGAACACTGTGCTACTCATTTCTGAGGAACTCTTCCGCAGAGTCACGGTTCGCCTCGACGTAGGCTTGGTAAACCGCTTTGGGCCTTGAGTGACCGGCCCTACTTGATTCTTGCCTTTCCGGACAGAAAAAAGAAATTTCTTTTTCGAATTATTTTGTTTAGCGTTCAATCATGAACAAAAAAAACCCGCTCGAAATAGTTTGGCTTCCTCCGGCGAGCTTGGTGCCTTATGCCAAGAACGCGAAACTGCACAGCAACGAACAGATCGACAAGATCGCCGGACAAATCGCGGCGTTCGGATTCGATCAACCAATCGTTGTTGACCAAAACAAAACGATCATTAAAGGTCATGGCCGCCGCGAAGCGTCAATTCGTCTCGGTTTGGAGAAAGTGCCCGTCATTATTTCGTCGCTAGATGAATATCAAGCTATGGCCGCTCGCATTGCCGATAACAAAGTTGCGGAATCCGGTTATGACAACGAGATGTTGAAGTTTGATCTCGGTACTCTCGACCTGCAAGGGTTCGAGATGGGACTGACCGGCATGGAAAACGCCGATATTCATAAGCTACTCGATCCGGAAGAGGTTGAGCGCGAACAGGGTAAAGGGATTGAAGATTTCGCCGACAGCCATGAGACGACCGATATTCGTCAAATTATTCTCATCATGACCGCCGAGGATTTTGATCCGATGCTACGAGGACTGATGCGAATTCAAGAAGAGCAGAAGCTCGACAATAACACGGAAGCGGTTAAATTTTTATTGGACCTATATGCAAACTCTAGTGATGAAGAAGCAGCCGGTTGATGCACGAGCACTGAAACGTCAATTCGCCGAGGAGTCTGATTGTTCGCGAACGATTGAGGGTCATTTTCGCCTCGTTGATGAAGATACAGGCGAAACCGTTGCGGTCAACATGCCGATCACTGATGAAGACGCCGCAGAAGCGCTGCGTTCTGCCGTTCTCGAGCTGAAGAACTGGACGGTAGCGAGTCGCGGTTCTGGATTGAAAACGACGGCGAAAGTGTTCGGTTATCAGCCCAGAAATCCGATTCGTCAGCGACCGTTTTGTCATCGCGGCGTGCTCGCGAAAGAGCAACCGGTCGTTCATCAAACGATTTGTGATTTTTCTGTCGTAGCTGAGAAACTATTCCGAGAAGCTAATCCGCAAGCCTACGACGCCCAGCGACAATTAATGCTGAAACAAGTCAAGCCAGAATGGCGCATGAGCGGAACGATGTATACCTCGGGAATCGCAAACAACAATAATGCGTTAGGGTATCACCGCGATCGCGGAAATTTTCCAGATTATTGGTCAGCAATGGCCGTTTTCCGAAAGAACATTGAAGGAGGCAACCTGATCGTTCGCGATTACGGCGTGAAGATCAAATTCTCTGATAGCTCCATTTTCTTCTTCAACGGACAGCAGTGGTGGCATGGTGTCACGCCGATCAAAAAACTTTCGCTAGACGCGTATCGTTACACCATCGTTTATTACGCCCTCAAAGAAATGTGGAAGTGCATGACGATCGAAGACGAATTGGCATATGCAATCAAAACGCGTCAAGAGACTGAATTGAAAAGGTTGAAGAAATGATTCTCGCCTACCTTGCTGAACCGAAATACGGTGGATGGGTTACCTTCACCGCACATCTCGCCCTGAGCCTTGAACAGTGTGGCGTCCGAACGCAAATCAGAAAAGAAGGCAAAGCGACGAAGCCCAAAGAGTACAGTCATGGCCTGTGTTCATTCGCGGTCCCGCAAGAGGCACTGATTCATTCTGCTCGTGAAACATTGATCACCGCTGTTGATAAGCACAATCTCGCTACCGCAGAACAAATGCTCATGAATGGCGCGGCTATCGTTTTGCATGACCCGAATGAATTTCATCCGCGACTATTTGAAATCATTTCCAGAAAAAAATCACCGGTCATCGCTATTCGAGAAACCGTGAAGCGTGCATTGGCGAAGCACGGTATTCACTCAACGGTGATCGCGCATCCCTTCACTTCTCAGTTTTCTGGCAAACTTGAAAAGACTTCACACGCTTGTTCGTATTCCCGTGTCGATTTTGATAAACACACTGAAATCATTATTGAGGCGAATAAGTCACTCGGCTTCAAGCAAGCTGTCAAAATTTACGGCGCGATGAACCGTATGTACGAATACCTAAAGCTGCGAGAAGTAGATTCGAATTGGCAACGAAACTACTACGGCATTTTTCCGCTCGCCGCAGATGCGGCAGAGCGTATCGCCGCGAAGAACCTTTTTACGGTAGACCTGAGCATCATCAAGAACGACGGAGGAGGCACGCAGTACACTTTTCTTGAGGCTTGGGCACAGGGTTCGCATCTCATCGTGCACCGGAAATGGCTGCTGCCGGATGACGTGATGCAGGACGGGGTCAACTGCACCGCGATCAGTAGCGCTGCCGAATTGGTCAAAGTTTTAAGCCGTGGACCATCTGCGCAAATCATCGAGGAATCTGCGCATTTTCTTGAAAAACACTCCGCAAAACGAGTGATTCCGCAACTTCAAGAAACGTGTAAGTTCGAGTAATCATTGAAGAATTGGTCTCCGATTGTTGTTTCCAAATTACGGGTTCGGAGGCAAACTGAGTTCACTCTCCGAGAGAAAACGGAGAGCGGTTCCGGAGCCAGTGGCCCCACTAGTTGCAAGTCGGTTGAATCCGACCAGAACGCCGAGAGGTAAGGACTAGCGGGACGACCCGGAGGAAGCCTGAAAAGGTTCCTCGCTACGGAATGAGAGGCAGAAGAAGCCAGTCGCGAAGCTCGGTAGTCCGACGCTATGCGATCCGCAGCCACCCGCTCTGCCTCTCGTCTTTTCCACAAAAGCCAGAAAAGCGAAACGCGTTTCGTCACCGATCTTCATCGATCCCGACGATGCGCGTCCGTCGGTAACGCATCAAGTCCGACGCTGATGAGCACGATGCAAAACCAAAGGAGCAACCAATGAAAGCACAATTCACCAGTAAAGAACGCGTCGAAATTTTTCTCGCCGTCGGAGACAAGTTAAGAATTGCAGAACAAGAATTAAAAGGCTGCGACACCGATCCAATTTGGGATGATATCCGAGAATACTGGATGGCTAGAATTGAAGAGCTGAAAAGCATCAGAGACAAAGCGATGAACTTTCTGGACTATAAGCCCGAGGATGAAGTGAAATAATAACTTCAAAAAAAAGGAGCAACACATGACCACCATCGAAGTAAAGAAATTCGCCCGGATCGATACACCGTTCGGTCATAATTGGGCAGCACTCATTATCGTGAATGGCGAAGTATGCACTGCAATCAAACAAGGCGGAGGCTTGAATTTTTGGGCATTCAAGTCTCGCACAAAACTCAGCCGCGCTGATCAGCAGTATATCGACGACATCATCAATGAAGAGCTAGCCGAAGAGCAACGGCTGAACGGCGAAATTGCATAGTCTGATAACAACCAACCAAAAAAGGACGGAGAATATGAACAGGATCGATGCACTGAAATCTCGTTGTCAGCAATACCCGTATCGCAAATCCGCCGCTCGCTTGACGGAAGCCGAGTTTGACATGATGGTCGCGTTCATTGACGATCATGACGAGCTTGGTCATCTTGAATTTGAGTACGCGGTCAACCGTATGTTCTTGAACTGTTCCAAGCCAAAAAACTGGACGATCATTCAAGAGCTGCTGACGATTTCAAATACCGCAGCAAAAGGTAAATCCCGATAATCCAACTTTCACCCACAGGGTGAATCAACCCGCACAGCAATTCCGCTGTGCTTTTAACGTAGGAGCAACCAAATGGCACATCAAGTAGAATCAATGTTTTCTGTACAGCAAACTCCGTGGCACAAACTTGGCGTTATCTTGAAAGAAGCGCCGAGCAGCGAGGATGCGATCGTCGCAGCAGGTCTGAATTGGAAAGTAGAGTTCCGTGATCTTTATTGCGGTCCTGATTCTTCCGGTTCTTTGAACGATGAGACGCCGACATTCTGGGAAAGCAACAAAGCGCTCGTCCGCAGTGATAATCAGAGCGAGCTAGCGATCGTCGGTAAGACCTACCGTCCGCTACAGAATGACAAGGCATTCGGCTTCTTTGACCCGTTCGTTCAAGAGAAGCTAGCGAGCTATGAGACTGCCGGTTCACTTCGCGACGGTAAAGTGATTTGGGTTTTGGCGAAACTGAACCGTGACCCAATCGTGATCGGTAAAGACGATACCGTGAACAAATATCTTCTGTTGTCGAATTCCCACGATGGCACGATGGCTGTTCGCGTCGGCTTTACTCCGATCCGCGTCGTTTGCGCCAATACGTTGGCTATGTCAATCAAGAACCGAGATTCAAAGCTGCTGCGCGTCACGCACTCAAAGCGAACTGAATCGCGACTTGATCAGATACAGCAAATCGTGAACGCAGCCGACGCTAAATTCGAGGCGACCGCAGAACAGTACAAACGATTGGCAAAAAAGAACATCTACGCCAAGGACTTGGAGAAATATGTTGATATCGTTTTCAAGTTCAGCGCAGTAGAAGAAAGCAAACGCCGCGAAGCGATTCGTGGTCAGACTCAAGCCAGCATCATCCGGCTATTTGAGACCGGTCGCGGGTCTGATCTGAAAAGCGCGAAGGGCACCGCGTGGGGCATGTACAATGCAGTCACCGAATACTTGAGCTACGAGCGGGGGAAGAACGAGGAGACTCGCCTTGACCAGCTCTGGTTCGGTCATGCACAGAACGTGAACCAGCTCGCCTTAGCCGAAGCCATCAAAATGGCTTCATGATGCGAGCGCTTACGGGGAGTGGCCTTCGGGCCACTCCCCTTTTTTTGTTTTCTTTCCAAACGATCTGAGCGAGAAGTAATTCAACAAGGAGCAACCAAAATGAATTTCCGTATTGACCCCAGTTTCACCCCTGTCGTTCATTCAAGCCTTTCCGCCGAAGCCTATCACGCAGACCTCACGGCTGTCGGTTCTTCGCAGTTAAAGCGCATTCTCAAGTCCCCTGCGAGCTTCAAGGCGCAGTTCGGCGCCTCGCCCGAGGAGTCTGATGCCTTCAGGTTCGGCACGCTCGTTCACTTGGCTGTGCTTGAGCCGCAAGCCTTTCGTGAGCGTTGCGTCGTCATGCCGGAGTTCTCTGGCACGACGAAAGACGGACGCCCGAGTTCGCGAAGCGCAGAGGCAACCACCAAACGCAACGAATGGATCGCAGCCATGAAAGCTGAAAACCGCATCACCTGCACACAGGAGGAGATGAACGCGCTGCACGGTATCGTAGCATCAGTGAGCCGGCACTCAGACGCGAAGGCTCTGCTTCAAGAAGGCACTGCCGAGCAGTCGATTTATTTCGCCCACGAAAGGACCGGAGTGGTAAACAAGGTTCGGCCAGACTGGGTTAACCCACGGTTGCGCGCTCTCGTTGATATCAAGACCACGCAGGATTGTTCGCTCGACGCTTTTTCAAAAACTATTTGGAACTATCGTTATGATTTTCAGATGGCGATGTATTCCGAAGGAGTTTCGCAAACCCTGTTCCGACCAAAAACCCATGCTTACATCGTGATCGAGAAAGCCGCTCCGTATGAAGTCGCCGTGTATTACGCCGACGATGAATTGCTTACGCTTGGGTGGAGCGATTACAATCGTGCGAACGCTCTGCTCGCCAAGTGTTTGAAAACAAACGACTGGGACTGCTATCAACAAAAAGCCGAGGTCATCGGTTTGCCAGCGCACGCTGCCGGTCGACTCACTTTCTGATTGGCATGTTCAATCATGCCTGTTAGAACTGGAATCAATCACGAGACCTCGTGGTTGCTCCAATGATCCGGCTGGTTACCGGATCGCGAGGCGGAACGAATTGACTTCTTCGTTCCGCCTCGTTTAATAAATCCCAAAAAGAAGCACATGAAGAAAAAAACAAAAAAGAAAACTCGCGCAGCATTTATCGGGAAAGGTTTAGCGAAAACGCTTGCTAGTCGCAAACGGAGCTGAACTCTCGCTCCATCGCTTCTTTGTTCAGGTAGTCTATGCAACCAGAAAACGCTGCCGGAACGATGACTCTTTTGCACTGCCCCAACACTTCCGGCTGTTCGGCGAGCGCAGAGCAACGATCCTCCGCAGCCTTTTCTGCCAACTCTTTGCAAAAACTTTCGGACAAATCTATCCTTGCCTGAAGCCTTGCGCACGTTTCATTTTTTTCCGGCCGCAGCAGCGTGAGCAGCAAAAGAATAGCGCACGCGGACAGAATAACCAAACAAAGATTCAACAGCTTTCTCATCGTAACGCACCCCTATTGATTGTATCACGATCAGCGTAACCATTTGTTTAGCTTAAGAACTTTGTAAATCCCCTCTTCGAGCGCGTAAACAATTCTGTGCGGAATTGGCTCCTTCCATTCGGACTCAATCGCGTGGATCATTTCGTGAATGAATGTCTTCACGATCTCAGTATCTGACATTCCGAGCTTCAGGGTGATCGTTTGCTCAGCAGGGTCGCACAATCCGCAAACCTCCGGATCGTTTTGTATAATTTGCTGCCAAACAATTCTGTAATAGATTCCGCGCTTGATCCGAACTTCTGAAGGTATTTTCATAGGCTTATGAATCTCGGACCCCATTCATCAATCACGCCGAATCCGAGCGTCCAATCTTCTTGCCGCTTTTCGCGATAGAGTAATGGCCGAGCGTTAGCATCTCCGAGGTATCCGCAATTCAATTCCCACAACACCTCGCCTTGACGCGCATGATAGAAAAAAACTCCGCCGCGATGGGAATGCCCGCACACAACGTTGCGTTGATATTTTAACGAGTGAGCACCGAGCTTCGTTAGATGCCCGTGGGTGAAAGAAACCGGCCCGATCTCTAGCCATTCTTTCGGATCGTGAAGCGTCGCCACGCCTTCGAACTCGAACCACTTACGGAGTTCTACAAAAACCTCCAGCTCAGGCGCAACTTCAAGAACGCGTTTCAGCGGACGGATGTCGTGATTGCCAATAATTTGCCAACGCTTTGCGGCCGGAAGCAGCTCACGAATCTTGGCCCACATTTCCTCCGCCATTTTCCTGCCGCGAGCTATCTCTTCGTCCGGCTTGATCACTAGGTGAGATCTGGGAAATTTCGCCCACGAAAAAAGATCGTAGAGATCCCCGATTTGAACTACGTCAGTAATCTCCGGGTGACTCTCAATGTAAAGATAGACTGCACTCAACGCACCAAGATTGACCCAAGGAAAATGACAATCGCCGAGAACCAAGATTTTGCGAGAGCTGATTCCAGAACTGGGTTTTTTCAGTTTCGTGTCGAACTTGATATGCTCAGGCTTCAATTCTAAAACAGGGGCGTCTCGTTTTTCCGCATACACTTTCAGTCCGGAAGCCATGAGCATGGGCATAAAGCCACCGAATACGGAGCGGTAAACCTTTTCGCCGATCTTGCTGTGCTGGCGAAATTCATCCCGAGTTGGAGTTCTACCAAGATCAGAAGCTATTCGCCGAACTTCGGCTATGAGATCAGCTTGAAGTTTTTTGCTCACTCACTCAAAGCCTGAAGGCGATCAGCCAAAAAAGCAACGCGACTACCGATGCTTGGCGATGTATAGCGGACCAAAAAACTCTGGCAATTCATTGGCTACGCGTTCCATCTCGGATTCTGCTGGGAAGTGTTTCAGGATGTACCTAGCGCGTTCTCTCACTTTGCTGGGAATCCTCGGAGTGATTTTTGGATTCAACAAATCGCGCAACAGGCTCCTCGCCTCATTGACTGCGCTTCTGCGTTCATCGGGTAGAGTCATCGCGAGTTACTAGGTAACGAAGGAGACCCTCAATCTGATCTAGTCTTTTATCAAGATGCGCGTAGGTCTCTTTGTGCGCTTCTTTTGTTTGGAACGTTGAATAGGACCAGACCGCTACCGCTGCCACAAAACCGATCAAGGCGGTAACGATCTCTAAACTCATGGCGTTGACCTCGTGTCGACGCACGAGCGCACCAGCTCAACGATTGCGTCAAAATCTTGTGGGCTCATGCAACGGTAACCCTCGGCTTGCGGAAAAGGCACGATTTCCTGTTCTTGACGACGAACCAGTCCGGCATCTTCGTTGGAAAGGTAATAGACCTTCACATTTAGCCCGTGGGCGGGGCATCCGGCCATCATCGGGGCAACCCCTAAGGCTGCCAACAACAGCGCCTTTTCGGGCAATTTAGCGACCTTTGAGAAGGTTTTCATATCCGGATGTGTCGCCTTTAGTTTCGTCAGCCTTTTTTGACGCGGCGCGAATCGCCGATAATAGATCTGCGTGTTTCTGTATTGGGGTTGCCTGAAGCGACTTCAAGAACTCAATGACGATCGGCAAGCTCTTCAGTGCCGTTTGAATCAGTCCGAGAATTTCAAGCAACCCCATAACAGCCATTACTTCGAAAGTTTTTGTTTCAGGAGCGACAACAACCTGATCGCGCCGTCAAGCACACCATTCGCCGGAATTCCCGGCATCAAAGCCAGACCTTCAGAAATGATGAGCAACGAGGTGATAATTTGAAGCCACGGCAAACTTGCGAGATGAGCGAGCATTTTTTTCTCCTAGTACGATGGGGGTTTTTTCGTCCATGATCACCCCCATCAGCGGAACAGGACGAGTTACGCTATTTAAGAATAAGCGCAATTCTTCATTATTTCAAATCATGGTTCGTAATCGGCGGAGTTCCTGATCAACTTTGTCGACGTACTGTTGATTAACGTACAGTCCGCCATTGGTTTTCCTAACAGAACCAGCATTATACGCCGCAGCAATGTCTGATTCGTTCCCGCCATATTTCCAAGAGAATTTAGCGAGGTGCTTTGCTCCATAGCGCAAGGTCAATTCCGGTTTTGCGATGAGCATGCCGAGCGAATCAACGAACCCATGCTCTCGCGCAACTGAACCCATGATTTGGCAAAGACCATAACTAAACTTCTGAAGCTGTGTTTCCGTGTCCGCAGTAATCGCCAAACGACTCGCGTGCTCTCTCGGGAAATACAAATAGTTCCACGCTGGCTCGTAACGCATCGCCAGAGGATTGAGAGAGCTTTCAACCGTGCAAATAGCTTGGTAAAAAACAGGATCGATTTTTTGACCAAGAGCCGCAACGTGAATGAGCGCGATCGCATCTTGCTTATTCATGAGTTTGTTAAAATCACGCCAGAGGCGAATGTCCATGTGCAGGTCATGGATACCCCCGTGTTATTTTGCCCAAAGGTAGTAAACGTTGCCAAAACCGTTGCTCCGGGACCATAAATTCTTGTCATTGGGCTGGTAACAGTATTGATTGCCGTAGAACTATAAGCAGTTGCCGTGTAAGTAACGACAGCGAAACTATTTGCTGGAACAGCACCACCGCTAGTTGCTGCCGCGCTAACTTTAATACCATTTCCATAAGTTGCCATATTTACCTCGGACGATAGTGAACGAGCAGTCCACAGTTTTGACCGCCGACCATCGCTTGAAGCAAGTCGACTCTGATGGCCGTGTATTTATTGACATCGAAAGTTTGTCCGCCCCCAGTGAACACAGGTCTTACACAACCTGTTGGGACACCGTATCCACCGTCTTGAACTGCTGTCCCTGTCGTCCAAACGCTCGGATTTCCGACCCAAGCTGGAGCAGTGGCTGCGGATGTAATTTTGGGAGTCACTGAAAAAATTGACGTAAAAGCACTACCGGGAGCCGTGGAGATCTTTAAATCTAATTCAGTTGTGCCGGATGATCCTGCGGTATAGTTGAACATCCACACGTCAATGATCGTCGCATCGAATTCAAAAATAGCTATCCCGTCCGAACCAAGCTGCGGAACCGCGACCTTAGAATAATCACCATTCAAAAAAAACTGCTTTTCCGTGTGTTGATACAAGGAAATAAAGTTTTGAAGACCAGAAATCCCTTGAATTAAATTTTCAGAGACGGCTGCCCGGAACTGTGCGCTTTCCTGATATACTAGGTATCTAGCTGGTGTGACGATAGCCATTCTTCCTCCTTAGCTCCAAAGGTATCCGGTCGAATTATCATCTGAGAATCCGATGATCTCTATAAAATCCCCCACAGCGGGAGTAAACGTCAAGTCTGAATCTACTAATACAGTAGTTTCAGAAGCTCCGGCAGTCAAAGACACGATCGGCACCTCTGGTGATTTTTGTGAGGATGTGCCATTACGCACGTATATGATCGCTCCAACGAATAGTTTTGAGGCATCCGCGTTCAAAACTTTGAAGCTAACTTCATTGATTGCGCTTGAAATTAAAACGGTCGGGTCCACATAAGCGTGCACGCTTCGCGAGTAATCGTTGTTCGGAAGAGCGACGCTGTCATACTCGTAAAGATCAATAACTAACGGGTAAATCACCAATGGGTCGAATGGAAGCGCGGGAGAAAAAAACAATCGGCCAAAAGGGTCATTCGGGTTCGGAGCCTGAACGCCGACAATCGTCGTTGCTGCGGATGAACTGTAATTTCTTGTGTGGACGATAACTTTCTGCCCAATGTACGGCTTCCACTTTTTGTATTCTAACGAACCGAAAACTGCGCCGAACGAAGGCTGGATAGCAAGATCGGTTGAAGTCGAGTTTGCGAAAAACGGATTGACCTGTTCACTCGATGGCGCAATAGAACCGTATCGGTCAGACGCGAGAAATCCTAAATTCGCTAACAACGTCAAAGAACAAATTCCAGACTTAATGTCGAGATTTCTGTCGATGACTTCCAAAAGATTTGTTCCGAGGTTTCGTTGACCTGTAATAATGTTGGCAATTCCCAACGACCCATCGTCTACTAGTTTAATAATATCTCCGGCCTCGATGAGAGAACCGGCTTCTGAATTGACCTGCACCCGGATTTCCGAGGCAATGTTAGCGTACCTCTGCAAAAACCGGTCAGCCGCATCTGCTACAACGATTGGCGATCCAGTGCTCACCCCGTTGTAAGTTGTTTTAATACCGTCGCTGTTAATCGGAAGCGTGTATTGAAGTTTGAAAGTGCTTACGCTGGCAGTGTCAATTCCTCTGTAAACGGAACCATATTTGCCGTCCAGACCTTTGTCATACTGATATTGAATAAGATTAAAAAATCTCCGGCTGTTCAATCCACGAGTAACCGTGATGTTTTGCGGATTCACTATGTTAGTTTTGTCTATTTGAACCGGAATCGTTCCCGGCAGCGGTGGGCGAGTAATAGCTACGCTCAATCGGCCCTGTGCGGTGACACCGTAGCAGCCGAAAGGCAAATAGCATTGCGATTCTATGTATTCCTTACCAACCACTGCTCCGGAAATAACCGGATAAATCGTATACGGTGCTCCCGGTAAATAAACGTCTCTGATCGTCTCGTGCGCCTCAACGTCGACAAGATTCATCGGAATCTTCAATCCATACCCAGCAGGTAAACGATCGTATTTTGAACGAAACTGTGCCGTCATTCCGGGAGTGGCATCGAAAGCAAGCTCCGGAACTAGCCCGTTCAACGACGCAACGATCAGAACTTGATTAGGGTTGTTTGGACCATCTAGGATATCGATGATGCACCAATTCGTAAGTGTCGGATTCACCGGAGTCTGCTGAATTAAAACGGCATCTCCAAACTTAGTAACATCCGATCCGTACGGAAGCAGCCCAGCGGTCAATCCAAGATCCCTTTTTGCGTCAATCCCCGGAGCTAAAAGGATTGCAGATCCGTTGTGAGTGACCCCGTCAGAAGTCCCTATCGCTTGTAAATTCGCCACCGTTAAAGGAGCTTGAGACAAAAGAAACGTCAAGGCAACGTTGATTGGATGATCATTGATCACGATGACCTGTTCAACGTTTGCGTTGTTTACCGACTGCCATTTCGGACTTAGATAAGATGTCGCGCCAGTGTAATCGACCTGCGGACTAGAGTCGAAACCAAGTTGTTTCGCCAAGCTGTTTGCGCTGTTCGGGCCACTCGCAAAACGAAGATTGAAAGTGTTGATCGGGTAACTGACCGGATTACTTGTTTTCGCTACTATTAAAAACTTGTATTGATTTGGCTTTTGATAGCTAAACAAATAATCATTTCTGTTGTAATTGTCCTGACCTTCGTTAAGCCAGTTTCTCACGTCGAATGAATACGCTGGATTTCCGCCAGCGCCTGCCCAAGCAGTTGCAAGCTGATTCCTCAACGATTCCGTGAAACAGGTCGTCACCCCAGCAGAAAACGTGGTGTTTAAATCGTAATCTCCGGCTGGAAGTGACGCACTGAAATTTGTTCCGTTAAGTGACAGGTCTAAAAAAGAAGAAGTGGCTGGAGAAACCGGAGCGACCCTTATCGGCCCGTAAGCTGCTGCTGTGCTTCCAAGCTGTCCGCGAGATGTGACGCCGATTCCACGAGGAGAACCTTGTGGATAGTTAAGCCAAAAACTTGGATCAAGCAAAACGTATTCATCGGCGATTTTCAAATATCGCGCGATGTATGGATCATAAACTCCCGCGATGTTTAGGTATGAACTGAAATCGGTCGCTAACGTTTGGCCGTTCGTTAGCGAAACGCTAAGACCATTGGAGCGCAAAGGAAGAAACAACTCGTCTTTGAATAAGCCAGTCGCAGCTTGCCGTTTTTTTTGGGTTGCGTCCGATACCGTAAGCCTAATTTTACCCGCTTGCGTTACGACGTTTGTAATGTAACCGCGAAACACAACTTGATAATCGTCCGGGTAACTCGTGTTTGCGAATCCGTACCAGAGCGTGCATTCTGTTCCAAGAATTTCCGGCAATCCGGTATCAGGGGCGATCAAGCGATTGATTTCTTGTTCTTTGTCGATTAGTACGACCGTGATCTCACTTGTGTTACCTCTTCCTTGCTCCGGCTCTACGCGCTGTGAAATCGCTAAGGAACTTTCATCAGAGATGTAAGGTTTTATGGCGCTCAGCTTATAGGGTCCGCCCACCCCGTAATACAGCCCAGAATCACCATAGCTGACCGGATCACCGTACACCGCATAATAACGCGAAGTGTTTTGAAGCGAATAGGCGACCGGCCAACCCGCGATGGAAAACACAAGGTTCGCTGCCTTAGATGTGCTGTAATCTGCGGCTATAAAATTTGATGGGTAAGTCGTCACTTTTCGCCTTTAGAACTTCGCTACGATAGACCAATTAGTTCCGTTTGATTGAACGACCACCGTCGCATACTGAGCCGCGAGAACATACGTCGCAGCTCCGTCGATAGTTTGACCGCTTGTCGTGTTCACTGTGTAAGAAGTCGCTCCCGTTCCTGTCCGTTTAATTACATACTGACGACCTGTCGCTCCGACCGCCGTTGGCAATGTCGCGGTAATAACTCCACTCGTTCCCGCGATTAAAGTGGTCCCGCTGTTGATTCCGATATTGAAACTCGTTGTGGTATAACTAAAAACGTTCGTGCTGACATTTGCGCAATAGCTCGGTCCTGCGCCCATCGTGAGTGCCCGCCATCTTTGCGTGTTAGCGTCGTAAGCAAACAGTGCTCCTTGATTTACGTCAAGAAACATATCGGTCTGTGCCGGTAATTGAAAACGTTGATCCGCCGATGCGCTCGCGTTTTCGTGTTTGATTGTAAGTTTGTTTAGCGTGTCGTTAATGACGCACAGCAACGATCCGTTTGGATAAGTTGCAGGAGCTGTGGCTCCGTCAAGAACCACCGCGCTTCCACTCGTAAACCTCACAATCGAAGAGGTCGGCGTAATGACACCACCAGCACTAGAGTTTTCCGTAACGTCAAGCGTTAGTGGCTTAGTTAACTGCAACAAATTCGGCATCGAATCGTTTGTGTTTTTGCTGATGAACGCGGCATTCGTGACAGCCGCATTTACCGCCTGATTGTTACTGACGCCCATTATGTCACCACCTTGCGAAACTGCATGATTCCGGTTCTATAGAAAAATGGAAAGTCTGGCAGCATTTCTTTCATCATAAATCCTAAACCTTTGCCGTCTTGATCGGTTTTCTCCAGAGTACAACGGACGTAAGTGCCTTGAGCAGTGATATCCGGAATAAAGTCCATCTCTGCACCGATAGTCGCCCAATCAAAAAACGTTTCCCAAGTCGTAATCGCGCTCGCTTCTGGCTCGAATCGAAATTCGACTTGGAAAAATTGATTCGTGCTAAACGTCACTACCTCTTTAACTCCGCTCGCAGAAACGTTTACCACGCCTTGCGTTCGTTTGAATGTGTCCGTCGGTTGATAAGAATAACCGATCAATGCCGGAAGCAAATATATCCCGGTCGATGTCGCTCCGGTGTATGTAAGAGCTCCAGTGTAGTCAGTAGCATTGAATCCCAATAACGAAGCGCAGTTGTTTACTGAGTGCGTACCGCTAGCGAATCGCAATTCAAGCGTCGTTGCGATCGTTGTGCTTGCGACGGTGATTCTATTTTGGTTTGGAAAAGTCGTTCGATTCGCCGTCGCAGTATACGTATTGACCGGATCTGCCTCCGTCAAAGCTCTAACGAGTTCTGTCAGGAGACCGTCCAAAGAATAGTAACCCGTTCGCATCGTCGCAACCAACTCCGTTCCGCCTGTGCTGTTTGCGAAATCTAAGTATTTGTTCAAATCAGTCACGGAGTAAGAAAATAAAAAAGCGCTTTTTTGCTTAAGTGCCATTCACGCGGTCCCCTGTGGAATTTGAACGTACTGAAATGCGGTCGCGTCCGTCTCAGACCTAATCATCTCCATCAAGGCTCTGCGCGTTTCAGCCGTTTCAAAATAATTCCCAGCGATAGCAATAGTGACTGAACGTTGACGCGATGCGGCTTGCTGCGCCGTCTGCAAGTCTGGTCGCTGGCTGACGTCTACTGTTGGTGGTGGGGCGACATACCCACCGCCTCCCCCTCCTCCTCCGGCTGATACGGCAGACGCTTCTGCTCCTCCTGCTGCCGAACGTAATGCGCCGCCGATCGCCAACAACGCCGCACCAGAGGCGAGAAGTCCGGGATTTGGCGGGAAGATGCCGGAGGCGATTTTCAATTGACCCTCGCCTTCAGCTCTGTCAGCGAGCATATTGAGGAATGCTGCCTTCATAGCCTTAGCCGCTTCTTTCCCGCCTTTAGAAAGGTTTTTGAATCCCGCGACCATGCTAACCGTCAGAAGTTGCTGAGCCCCATTCATCGAATTGACCAGTTCTTGATAGGTTCGTTTCTGATTGTTAGCGGACTGTTTCGTGATTGATTGAATCTTGTTTTGCGTTTGCGCGTGGATGAGCAGTTCTTTTTCTTTGGCGTTCGATGCTTCGTTGCTCATCCCAATGTTGAGCTGCGCTATTTTCGCTGCCTCTTCTTCTTTCAGTGCGACGATATAGGCTTGCTTCGCCTCTTCTTCTTTTGTCGTGTATTGGGAGGCGGAGTATTCTGCCTCTCTCACTTCAGAAACTAACCGCAACCGTTCCGCGTTTGAAGCTTGTTGAGCAGCGAGAATTTCTTGCTGCATCTGAATTTCTTCTTCTGACTTTCCTTTCGGTGCCGTTTCTTTCGTTTCAGCGGCTCCGGTCGGTTTGGTTTTTGCTTCAAGGTCTTTCAGTTCTGCCACGACCTTGGCCTTCATTTCTTCTAATCGGGCGACTGTAGAGTCAATCGCCGATTGAGGAAGCAGCTTTCCGAGGAGACCTTCCCTCGCTCGCGCAGACGCGATGTCTTGTTCAATCGCCTCGATCTTGAGGCGCAGTTTATCCATCTTCGCTGACGCTTCGTCTGCCCCAGAGCCGAGCCATTCTTTGAGCGTCAATGCGAAACCGCGCATTGAATTCGCAGCATCTTGAATCAACCTTTTGAATGTCGGTCCGAACATTTTATTCGTCGCGACAGCCACCGTTTCGCCGATATCATTCCACGCGATTTTGAACTGCGTCAACGCGTTGTGAATCGGTGTGATGCTAGTGTTAACGCCCTCAAATTTTTTCCGGGTTTCTTCTAGAACTGCGTTGGCGAGAACGTGCTTTTGAACGTATGGACTCAATTCGTCTTTCGTGAGGCGAACCGATTCCGCATATTTTTTCAAAATTTTATCGGCATCAATGTGAACGCCGATCGTTTGCAAAACCCTCGTGTTACCCGTTTCGTAAGCTCTTGAAATTTGTTGAACGCGATCCGAAAATTCCCCTCCATATAGGGCGACGGCTTTTCGCGCGAGTTCGAAAACTTCGGGCAATTTCCCAGACTTCTCGCCGAGCAGGACCATCATTTGCGTCGCTGTTTTCAGCGCGTCCGTTTCGTCAACAAGTCCAGCAGTAGCAGACATCAGTTTATCGCGAAACTCAGAGCCAACTAGACCCACGTTTTTCGCCATGTCTTCAAACTGTGCGTTGATTTTGTTTAGCTCTTCGCCTTCGATTGTGAAGTCGAAAATTTGCTTGAAACCATAAACAGCGGCAGTGACAGCGGCCATCGGGGCGAGCATGTTTCTCATCGTAGACATGAGACCCATCAAGCTCTCTGGATCGCCTAGTTCACGAATTTTTTTGATGGCTTCTTCCGTGCCGGCGATGAACCCTTTGTTGTCTAAGTCTAACTTGAAAGTCGACTGTTCGTTGTTCGCCATTAAGTGAACCTCTGCGCCTGTTCGAACATATCCGTCACAAGCGTTTTAGCCGCTTCCGATGTGGGGTCTAGTGCTCTTTTCTTGGCTTCCAGTTCCATAGCCTCTGCGCCGATGAGTTGTTTGACGTAAAACTTTCGCAACTCGTCGTAGTATTTACTGTCTGCTAATGAAATGGAAGACACGTCACAAAGCATTACGGCGTTCGCCGCCATTTTTTTGGCCTGTATTTTACGTCCGGAAGCCAAAAGCGAAAAAAATCGCATGGCTGGCATCCCTAAAGCGTGTTCCGGCGTCCATCCGAACAAGATACAGGCTTCGGCTATTAAATCAGAAGCGCTAATCTTGAGCGATTCAAGCGACTGAGGCTGATTTTCTAGTTTTTTTTTTGATCCGGCTCAGGCGCATGCGCCCTGCCAGTAACGTGTTTGACGACAAGCTCAAGCAACGCCGCAGCTTGGGCATGCGTCATGTCTTTAATGTCTTCTTTTGTAATGGTATCGCAGACGGAATGGATCAAACCATAGTAAAGTCCGACCATTTCTTCGTCGCTAAGGACTTTTTGCTCTTTCAGCTTTTCGACAGACAGCAGCGCGTTACTGTATGCAAAGAACTCTTTCACGGTGATTGGATTCAAGTGATGAATCTTGCCGTGAAGTCGGAAGGCGATCGGCTGTGCGATCATCGCGTCCAGATCAGAAACAACTACTGCCTCTGGCCCGTCGAGCTTTCTTCCGGTTCTGAGATTAAACAGTCCCACGCTGCTGTCCTCCTATCGAATTAAACTGCTGCGGTAGTAGCGATCGTGAACACGTCGCCAGCCACCCAGTCAGTGCTTCCATCCGTCAGTGTAAAGTTGATCGGACCGGAGGTGAATGCTCCCGATCCGCCAGCTCCGCCAGTAAGCTGAAGAATACCGAGCGGTCCGGACACAGAACCCGAAACGCTCCAGTTCGAATTGTTCGCCGATGGAATGCCCAAACACAGAATCGTGATCGTTTCCGTTTTGGTGTAGGTGTTGGAAACTGTAACTGCCGTACATGTACCGTTACCAGTTCCGGTGAAGGAAGGAGCACCAGCTACCGCAGCGGTAGAAACGATAGACGGATCACCGTAACGAAAGAACTTGTTCGGCGTGGCAGAGTTATCCGGAAGAACGTTCCAAACGATCTTCAGGCGGGCTTGATCGTTAGGCCCATAAGTGATCGAACTCTCAGCGGAGGCGACCGCTTTGAAAAACGTGTAGTCGGTCGACTTGTCTGCATCGCTTTTCGTGAGCGGATGAAGAATAAGCTGCTTGGCGTTCGCCAAATCGCTGTCCGACATGGCGTCGTCGAAACGAATAGCAGCCGAAGTGGTAGAACCGGCACCGGTCTTCGTTGCATGAGGGAACACGATCTTCCAAACGTCTTTGTTCTGAATTTCTGAAAGCTCGGTAGTAACTTGGATTTCCACTCCGGACACTCTTCGGTCACGAACGGTTGAACCGCTCTGATCTGCAAGAATGTTCGCTTTAGTGTATTTTGCCGAAAGAACCACGTTGCCCAAAGTGCCGCCAAGGTCCACTTCGGACCCAGCGGTCCCGAAGCTAACCCTCATTGGGGAAAGCTCCATGTTAGTAGTTGTGACTGTCGCCGTACTCATTTTTCAAACCTCCTAGAGTTGTTCAAAATCGTATACATCGCATTCAAGCGAAATCTCTTGCCTGAAAACCGCCTGCGGATTGCTTGGTTCCACGTTTGAGTAAATCGCAGAAAAGCTCGCATTTTGAATAACGACTGTCATTCTCGCTTGATTGTCTGCGCTTATCAATGGCTGCTGATCCAAGACCTGATGAACCGCAGATTGATACCTGTAAGACTTCCTCATTAGACGCTCTGCGTCTTTGTCTTCTACCAGCACCGAGATGTTAACTCTGCAAGATGCGCTGATGAAGTTTGCTTGACGCTGCGCCTTCAAGAAGTCGATTCTGTCGCCGATAACGAACACAGCGGGAGTGCGATACCCCTGCGCTCGCGGATAAATATAGTAGTCTCTTGGCGGTTCCATCGTTACCAAGTTGTCGCCGCGATTTTGCCGAATGCCAGACAAAGCCGTGGGCAGATCAGTCTTCAGTTTCGAGACGATCGAATCAACAGCCGTTTCTACTAAGTGTCTTACAATCGGACTAGGCATTCGTGTTTGGCTTTATTTTGTTTTTCACCACGTATTCAAAAATCATGTCGTAAAATTCACGCATAGTCGCTTTGCTGTAGAGCGTGAACGGTCTCTTCGGTATGCTAATGTTAGCACGAGCGGCCTTGATTCTTCCGCCTTCGTCATGGATTTGACCGTAAGGAATAATCGAGCTGTCGATACCAAGAATCAGCTTTCTATCCGTAACCAGTTTTTTGAACCCTTTTCCGGGACCGATCACCGCCTTGAACAAATCTCCCGAAGCGTACAAAATTTGATTCCCGCCGTGATTAGACTTGGCATAATCCTTGCGCTTTCTTGCCGCGTAAAATGGGCTCAGCTCTTGCCATTTCTGACCTTCCGAAGTGTTTTCTGTAAGCCAGCGTTTCTTTTGAACGTTCCGAAATTGCTCCACGACATTCTTGTTCAAAAAAGGGCGAAGAGACCGAACGCGATTTAACGTTCCCATGAGCCGCAGCGTTATTTCGTCTCGTTCTTTTTCAAACTTGATCATCGGTTCGGCCCCACATCTCTTACGGTTCCGATGTTAAGGCCATAAAGAGGAGAAAGGTGTTGCCCTTGGCGTTTGTAGTATTCGTCACGGAAGTGTTCGGCTTCTTCTCTCGCCATTTTTGCGAGCTGTTTGTATTCGTCGACGATTTTGAAACGATCCTCAGTCGGGGCATCTTCCATGCGATACGTTTCACTAATGTGTTCGGCGAATCGCATCGATAACTTTCCGTAGGCTTCGCCCAGTGCGAAATGAGTCGCCGATGGAACCAAACCCGTCGGGACCTGAGTGTAATCGTCTCCGAGCCCGAGCCAATTAGCGGCAAATCTCAAAAACGATTGAAGCTCTGCGTCTAAGAAAAACTGAATGTAATAAGTAGCTTCGACGACGTCGGTGCCTGATGGTGCGGCAACTAGAGTGAAGTAGCCAGTTCCGAGATCATCTGATGCTATCGCCGCAGTGTTTTGACGAACTTGATTGATGTAAACTCCCAGAGGTGCGGAAGCAGATGTGAAGTCCGTGACACGACGAAACTCGAAAGTTTTGAAAACTTTGTTGGAACCGTCTACTTGGCCGAACACACGCTTGAATGCACGCAGCTTATCGTTAGAATTGTCTGACAGTTTCAAACGAAGATCGGCTAGTGCGGTTGCCCAACTCATACAGCCCCCAACTGTTCGAGAACATCGAACAAGCTCGAATCGTTCTCAATGATCGCGTAACGATAGCCTAAATTGCGAATAATCGGTGCTTTGCGCAGACAAATTTCCAAGTCGCTTTCGTTCTTTGGGGTGTCGAAAAGCACCATGCAAGCTTGCTTCGTTTCGGACAGCTTGGCGTATGGGAAAACTTGATCGATTCTTTTCATTCGGTCAAAGTTTTTAAACCGATCCCTGAGTTCTTCGACGTACCAATTTTTAAAGTACAAGGTGCTCTTAGCCACTCTCTCGGCCAAGGTCTTAAATTCCGTGACGCGAGTTTGGGCATCGTGATGCGCCATCGTAGAAGCCTTCTCCTCGGGAATGCGCAATTCAACCGGAGGCAACGTCCTCGCGTACACTTTTTTGTCTTTGGTGTGTTGTTTCATTTTACCCCTCGTAGGGGTGAGCGTAAACAAGTACGCCCACCCCAACAAGGTTTATTTTATCAAACAGAACCGTCACTGCCGCGATAAGCAAAACGAGGATCAATGAAGTCCGCGTTTGCAATCGTTCGGAGCTTAAAGCGAACGATGTCGCGATCGAAGCTCTGCCCGCTGACTGGATTTTCAAGCTCAACGGCGGCAGGGGTATGAACCTGCACAACGAAGAACGGCTTGGAATCGTCAACGATGTACCATGCTTTGCTGCTAGCGTTCACAGATCCGCTGTTGTCGAACATGAAGCGCGACGTGGTCAGATCAAGAATGCCTTGCAAGGGGTTGATTGCTCCAACTGAGCCAGTCGTTCCCGATGCGGCACCGGTCGGGTACCAACCGGAATTAAGCAACACGGCGGCATCAAACCGATAGTAGGGAGAAATCAAAAGTCGCTTCGGGTTGACGCTCATCTTGAGGCCGAGCAGATTAAGCTGATTCATCAGGGCGATAATCCCCTTCTGAATTTCAGACTGAGACAATGCAGCGTAAGCCGCAGGTCGGTTCGATCCGCCGCCAACCAGCGAAGTAGACCAAGGATAGGTCGCTTCGTCAGCGGGCTTCGTTTCAGACACCGGAACCGAAATGTTTGCATACTTCATGCTGGCAACGGATGCCAGCTTTCCGTAGCAGTACACTTCAAGAACCTGTTTAGCGTACTCGCCGAGCAGTCCGGCTTGCTTCTGAAACTGGCCGGTCTGGTCCATTTCCATAAGCTCGCGATTGACTGAAAGCATGGTCCCGAACTTGCGGTTACGGAGCTTGATGTCCAAACCCGCAGCCCCAACTTCAGGGTACACTTCAGCTTCACCGACCTGCGATGGAAACCCGATGCCCTGAATTGGAGCATAGAGCTCTTCCAGCTTGGTGCTGGTCACTGCATGAGCCCAGTCAGAGAACGTTACGTCAACGGTCTCATAAGCCGAGTTCACGATTGATTGCACACCAGCGCGGAGAACGCCCGGAAACGCGGTAACGGAATCAGATTCGCGCAGCTTCTTTTGAGCTTCTTTAAAGAATCCGCCCTTCATCACCGGGAATGCTTTCGGGTCACGGATGTCGACACCGAACCTGTTCTGCATTTCTTCTAGCGCAGACTTCTCCTCTTCAGAACGCCACATCGCTTCTTTAAGCGCAGCTTCGTTCTGCTCCTTGGTATTCTTTCCATAGAGTTTATGACTCATTGTTTCATTTTCCTTTCAATTACAGTCCGCTATTCACTGACTGAATCAACATGATATCACCTTCAGACGTAGCTCCGGCAGTGATCGCAGCGTCTTGGAACAAACCAACGGGGTTTGTACCGGTAGTCGCAACCGTCTGCGCGTCTCCGCCGTAATAAACGGCTTGACCGGGAACGAATGCGTCACCTGACTTCAACTTGAGCCTCGCGATCACGCCAGCTTGTGGGCCGGCGAGACCTTCAATAGCCACCGATGCGTCGACAGCAGTTCCCTGATAAACAGGAGAAAGCTTTCCGCTTACGATAGTTTGACGAGCAATGCCGCAAATTTTTGCAGCGTTAGCGTCAGAAGCCAAAGGCTTGAGAAGATTGTTGGTGGTATCAAGATAAATCAGGTCGCCCTGATTCCACGAAATTGAGGACGAGATAAGTGCGCTCGCGTCTTCAAAAACGGAAATCGGCGCCACCTGACGGACGATTCTATTTTTTGCAACAGTAGGCATTGTTTTGTTTCTCCTTCAGTTTTGTTTGATCAGATATCCGAGAAGTTTACCTTACCCGTCTTCTTCGCAGGAGTCTCTGAACGTTCAGTCGTCACAAAGAAGTTGCCCTTCTTGAGCGTGGACTCACTTCCGCGCACAGAGAAAGCCTCTTTGAAAATTTTGATTGTTTCAACGATTTGTTCTTCGGACTTGGGTTCACCAATCAAAGAACGAATCTTGTCAGTTTCCGCGCGCCCCAGACCCGACTCTTTCAGCTTCTTGTCGAGAACCTTTGCGAGTTCGTGTTTCTTCAGTTCGCGCTCAAGCATCGCTACGCGAGCAGCAAGCTTGATTTCGGATTCTTTCTTAACGTGCTTCTCCGGCTTAGCAGTCAGAGGGACAACCTCTTTTTCTTTCTTGGGCGCAGCCTCGTCTTCGCACTTCTCTGCTTCGGCCTGTTTCTTGGACGCCATGTGCTTGGCTAGCTTCATGGCTTTGCCTGCGCACTTCATGGCTTCGTCTTCTTCTTCGCCCAGTTCTTTGTAGGCTTCGTAGGCTTGGTGCATCGCTTCGGCTTCTTCTTCCGAACACTCGTCGCTTTCTTCCTCGCCCATGTGCTTTTTGATCATCTGAAGAATGAGCTTTTTGTCCTGCTCTTCGTCATCGTGATCTTCTTCGTCGTCAGCTTCTTTCTTGGCTTCGGACTCTTCTTCTTCTTCTTCTTCTGATTCCTCAGACTCTTTTTTGGCTTCGTCTTCGGCTTCATCCTCAGAATGCTTAGATTCTTTCTTGGCCTCCTCCTCGGCGTGCTTCGCCTCCTTCTTGGCTTCGTCTTCAGCGTGCTTCATTTTTTTACTCATTGTGTCTCCCCTTAGGTCTTTGTGCATGTCCAGCATATCATCCAGAGCCTGATCAACAGATGAATGGCCCATCATGCTTTTCCATTGTTGAGCTTTGTGATGAATTGAAATCAGGCTTTCTCCCGGATTCTTTTT